CCTAGCACCAGTTGCTCCTAAGTCATATGTATCTGTAGTAGCTGGTACTATAGATCCTGGAACAGTTAATATTCCAGACGCTCCATATACTACTGCGTTAGCATATAATTCAGTAAAGTTGTCATTAACTTTACCAAATGCGGTTCTTAGTTGATCACCCGTCTTGTCGTTAGGTGCTGATCCGATATTAATTATCTTTTTTGCCATTATTTTAAGTCCACGGTTAGTTGAGTTGTATCTGCTCTAACTGTAGTAGAGTCAGCGTTTGCATATAAATCCGGTGCTACGTAATACGTATCTAGCTCGCCAAATGGGTTGTTCTCATTGAATATAACACTGCTAGCTTCTTCTTTAAACTTATTGTTATCTCCATAAGAGTCTTGATTATCAAGGTTAGATATGATAGAAGTGGCTACACAATCAAGTGGATAACCATTACCCTCCACAGTAACTTTAGGAGGATAAGTATAACCAGATCCTGGTTCATCTACTAATATCTTGACTACTTCAAATGCAGTTAATCCGTTGCCTAAGTATGCTGTAGCCGTAGCTCTGTATCCAAAGAATTGCAATGTCGCTGTACCATTTTCAGCCACACTTGCTGTGTGCACTGGGCCTGTAGAATCAGTAATACCTGCAATAGTGCAAATGTAACGTCTTCCATCAAAGCAAGCTTCATCGCCTACATTGATAGAGCTACTAGCTACCCAATCTGTACCAATAGTTACAGCGGGTGCAGAAGTGTATCGGCTACCTTTATATTGAATCTTAAATCCAGTTACTGTACCATTAGGTATCTTCTCAACGTCAAATGTCTTGAGTGATTCGAATACATCAATCTCTTTGATACCAGTCTTAATATGCTCAGATGCATATTGGAATAGTTCTACTTGTAACTTATATACGTATAGCTTACCTGCTTGATAGAACGGGTCTTGATGAGTAACGAACTTGATCTCAAACAATCCACCAGTTAGTGGGAAGTAGAGTAAGTCACCTTCAGCAGGACGATTAGGTAGTAGAGACCTACCATGTTGACCTACTAACTGTTCCCATTTTCTACGAGCTACTGTAAGAGTAGCGCTTTGTTCCATCATCAAACCAAACTTTTGTATGAACGCTCCTTGTCCTTCGAATCCGCTGTGCGATTCAAGATACATCTCGATACCGTATGCGTTCTTAAACTGTGATAGTCTATCTTCTCCAAGGATCTCGTCTTTACCTACTAAGATGCGCGGGATGTAGTAGAAGTCTTGTCCGTATATCGATATAGACTCTACTATGATATCTTCATAGGTCAACTGTTCGGAACGAATGCCGTTAGAGAAGTATACTGATCTAGCCAAGGAAGAACTCCAATGGTGCTGATTTGTTTAACATCTCATCTTCTAACTCTTTTATCTCTGTAATAGCTTCTGCATACAACTTATCACCGTCGATCGTCACACCGCCCGGTAGTTGGATGCCTTGGAATTTTTTGATGTTAGTTGCCCATTGACGTTTAAACAGTGCAGTCACATAGCGTCTAAACCATGGCTCGTTCCATACTTTATTAAAAGCTGTTGGATCTAATGCTCTATAGCATTCAACAAGGATGAAGTCACCCATAGCAAGAGCTGCATCCCAATTAACGTCGAGTGATAGTCTACCCATCATACGATTGAACCTATATAGCGGATAACCATTTAATTCAAGGTTAAGTAATGAGATGTGTGACATCACTGTCTTATAGTAGATCAATGACGTTGATGTCAAGTCATATAAGTCGTTAAGTCTTAATTGGTATTGTAAGTCAAATAAGTTCTTTGAGCTTGATGCTGCATTGAACGGGATGACTCTTGTGATACCATAGATGTAATCAGGGATAGGGAAGTACTTAAGGTCATATGTGCCTAATGTAACTCCGTCTGGATGAACTACTGCAGTAGCACCATTATTTCCTGTGATAGTCTCACCTTGAATGAAAGCCGCAGTATTGGTAGCATTAAAGACATGGTGTTGTGTAGTCACATCGTTAGCTAAAGTAACGTTCTTACATATGATGATGTTATTAACAGCAGTTCTACCAGACTCTGTACATACAGAAGCTGTAGCACCTGATGTAGATCCAGTTATGGTAGTACCTACTGGAAATGCTGCTGAATTTATTCCAACGATCTTTATTGTTGAAGCGGTAATCCTTTGTTTGAGGTACATTCTTTCTGCACCATCAAAATGATATTGGTTCCAATAGTCAAGGGCTTCATCGATACGTTCATCTAATTGAACGTCATCAACGTTGATCTCCACCACTGGTTCACCAAGGGCTCTTAAGGCATATTCTGTTAGGGTTGCTCTGGATGTTACGGCCATGACGATTTCCTAGTGTTTATTCTATTATTTATAATAATTTATAACACTGGTACGAGGCATAGTTCATGATATTCCTCAGGCCAGTCAGACTCATTTGTGACTAATGTATAGTGATATTCTTTGCCATTAATGGTTGCAGACCTAGCATCAGTCTTTTTAGCTACTAAATCATCGGCTAATACCCATGAATGATGAGAAAGGGTCTTCTTTACCTTAACGCTTTCAATCTTAAATTGGTTATCTTTAATTTCTCCAGTCTTTACAAGCTTTTGACCGATGATGGTAGGAGATATTAATTCCCAGCATAGGTTAGTATGTTCTTCTGCATAGTGTGTACCATCTTCAGATACATTTGAAGAAGCCATATAAGTCGATTGATCCATAAAATGATAGAATGCTGAAGCAAACCTAACACTATTATCATTTTCTATCTCTTTGATGAACGCTTTATTAAACATGTGGATGAGTATGTTTCTGGTTGGGACGCTACCAACGAATGGCCATGGAGGGTCAAAAGCTCTAAAAGCTGGTATAGGGGGAGGCCCCCATAGTGTGACTTGTTTTAAATTATAATCAGATATGCATCTCTTTATTGCGTTATAAAGAGTATGAGCTTTATCTTGCATATAGTGTTGTACAGTACCACCTTTAGCTACATATTCTATTATGTGTTTCCAATAATGAGCTCTTATATCTACTTCTCCAGTGCATAGTATCATGGTATCGTTACCAACCACTGTGTGCTGCTTTAAAAATAGATCTAATTCTGGCCAACACCAACTATCATCTTCATCAAAGTCTTTAATTGTTAGTGGATGTGTCTTGTAAAAAGTCTCTGTAACACCGTCTACACGCAAGATGTTTGTATGACTATCTCCTACTAATAATAGTTTCATTTATTTAATGCCTTACGTAATGCATCTAAGTATTTTGGATCGAGATCTTTTGACATGTGTTGATATATGTTTGTGAGACTTTCTTTTATGCTATTATATTTATCGTCTCTCTGTGCATTAGAGATAAAGTCTATACCACACTTTACAAAGTTATCAAGGTCGTGTTTATTATAGTAGTGTACTAATAAGAACCATAGCGTCCAACAGTTTGTAGGGTTGGTATCATACTCTTCCTTTAACATCTTTACGTATAGTTCAGGACGTTCTTTCTTCTTAAAGTCTTGGTCATGGACTAAGTATATCATGTCATTGAAGACTTCTACTTCTTGCCTATCTTTATGCTTAAACCATAGGTGTTCATATATAGGTTGAACCCAGATATAGTCGTGTCTCTTATGAATCTTATTTGTTGGGATCTCGTGTGGAGGGCCGACTATGACTTTCTTGGTGTATATGTCAAGTCTAGTGGTAGCTATATTAGTTACGTTAGGATTTTCTGAGATAGTCTTTTCCATCTCTTCGAGTACATTGATAGAGAAGTATTCATCCATGTCTGGAGACAATGCCCATTCTACTTCATCGGGTATCATGTCAAGGTTGTACATACGAGCCACATTAAACTTCCATGGTGTAAATACTTTTTGCTCAATGATTAGGTTAGGATCTAACTTAGCAGCTTCTTGCAAAGCTTCCCATGTGCCATCGGTAGATCCTGTGTCTAATATGACTCTATAGTTAAAGTCTTTAGTATAATAGAGCCACTTCTCAACGTACTTTAACTCGTTCTTACATATAGTGTAAGCCGCTGTTATCATTTCTTATATAAGCGATCGATGTTTTCTTCCATCCAACCTTTATATCTTTGGGGCTTATGAGTCTTAACAGTTATTTGTATCTCATGGATAACATTGTTATAGTTTGTTGCCACAAAACCGATATCATTGTCTGTCATCTTTCCTTCTTTCTTTTGACTATTCCATGGTTGAGACAGTATATACTCAGAGTTGATTACTTCTACATCGATGTCATTGAATAATCCTAACTTAGTTTGATGACCATAAGTCTCAAAGTCATGTACATTATTCTTTTGGTCAAACATCTGAAACGTAACAGGACTAATCGCTCTTACATGAGTAGGATCATGATAGAACATATCGTTTTGCCAATGCGGTACAATGATCTTCCATATAGCTCCATCTTTTGATACTCTATACATCTCTTTGATGATGAATAAAAAGTCATTAAAAGTCTCACCCATATGTTCCATGACATGATGAGCATAGATCTCATCTACTGTATCATCTTCCCATGGCCATGGTTTGCTTAAGTCTGCTAACAAGTCGGGCTTGCATAAAGGTTGGTTATCAATATTGACATAACCATCCATCTTCAAAAATCCGCATCCTATATTTAATTTCATTATGCTGCCTCTCTATTTTTTTGTAAGAACCCCCACCAACTAATATCAACTATCGATTGTGTAGTTATGGCAGGAGGGATAGTACCTATTGCTAATGGGAAAAAGAACTTTTCTAACTCAGCTCTGTTATTAACACCATCATCATAGAAGTTTGTAGCATGGACATGATCGCCCCTTTCAGGGATGCACTTCCATCGCATGTCTAATACGAAAAACTTTCCATCATCTTTTAAAGCTTGTTGGATCTTTGCTATATCGAACTGTGATACTGGACTATGCTGTAGTACCCATACAGATATAGCATGAGTGAAGTGATGATTATATAGTCTTTCTGTAAACTGATCAGCAGTCATAGTTTCATACTTATCAGAGTTGACATATTCTTTTGCATACTTAAGCATGTCAGGACTGATATCTACGCCAACGACTTTACAACCAAAAGTATCTATAAGCATCTTTGCTAGTCTACCTATACCAGTACCAAAGTCTAAGACTACGCTGTTCTCATCAAATGATCTCATAGATACTAATAAGTCTCGTGTCCAATCTGTCTCTGGCTCCCATCTTTCATCAGCAGACATCTCATGATACATCAAGACTATGTCTTTAGCTTGTTGCATTGAATCTGCAGAGAAGAACTGCGGGTTATATTTCTCATTGCTCATAGTATTTCCTTTAATAAATTTCTTGCATTAATCAGAGATTGATCCCATTTTCCTGTAGCTTGTCTTATACACCATACGTCTTTATACCAATTACTCTTACCCATATTTTTAGTATCACACCAAGTAAAGTAGTCAGCTCCACATGATAGCACTATTGTCTTTTTACCTAGTGCACCTGCTGCATGAGCAGTACTAGTGCATGCGGTTATGATCACATCGCATGTATCCATGACAGCAAGGGTATGATCCCATGTAGGGAGATCTATGTATTTTACTTGATCATGTGGTTCTGTATGGTTCTTTTGTAAGTTGACTAACTCTCCATATTCGCTGAATGCATTGACCATATCAGATATAGAGATCCTTCTCATATGGTTCTCAGCATGCGTCTCTTCACCAGTATAGTTTATGCCTATACGAATGCCTTTCTTAGGCATAATAGTATCGAGTTGATCTACGAGTTCTCTTACACTAGTTAAATATATATCTGTTCCTGCAGATTCCTTTTTAAGGATGTATGGTATGCTCATCGATGGGACCATAGCTATGACATCTTTTGAGTCTGATCGTTCAAACTTAAGTACTCCAAACTCTCGTTCAAATACTTCCATCAATGTGTTGTTACAATAGTAATATAACTTATTACATTTCTTCTTAATTTCGGGGATCCATCGTGCAAAGATGATCTCATCTCCTGATCCACTCTCACCAGCTATGACTAAGTTGCCATCAACTTCTTTTCCATCCCATACGGGTAGATTTAAACCAGGTTTACTTCCGAACCAATAAGCTCCATGTCTAGACCTTTCAGTCATGGCAAAAGATTCTTTAAACTTGCCTTCTTGTAACATGAACCATCCTAGAAGTAGCCATTTTTCCGGGCGTTCAGGCATCTCGAGACAATACTTCTTACCTTCTTCATACTTACAAAGGTATCTCATGTATTGTACTTTTTCTCCTTCAAGTCTCCAATCATGTGGATACTTTTCAAGTTCAAGTAATGTATCAAAAGCTTTTTGTATTTCACCATCGCTAAAGTAAGAGTGTTTAGCATTCTCTAACATAGATTGTCTATATTGAGAAGGTACTTGATCTACTAATTGCAATAGTAAGTCTGCAACAAGCGTGTACTTCTTCTTGTCATAAAGAGGTTTACATATTTCATCTATGATATCAACGTTCATTAATCTTCCAACTTATCATTTCGTTTAGTACTACGTCCAGTAGATGGCCTTGATTTTATAGTGGTATCCCATGTAATATTTTGTCTATCGGTATTCTTATCATACGCATATAATCCTTGATGAGATATGTTGAATAAGTCTGTTCGTATGAACATATCAAGCGGCATGTTGATACCATATCGAATTACATGAGCTAGTAGGTTTTTAGCAATTGTTGGATCTATAGCATAAGCGTGTGCTCTGCATATGAAGTGATAATTTGGACCTTCTGCAGAATGAAGAGGTATATCATATATCGGCCACTTAGCTTCTGCCCATTCAGCTCCACCAAGATAGACTATACTGTTATAGCTTTTCATAGTAGTGAACTTCTTTACCACAACAGCATCATGTTCAAATATGACTATAGGCTTATCAATCTTTGCGCAGTGAGCCCATAGGCTGATGTGACTCAATGCACAAGCGACTTCACTCTTAGTCAAGTAGTGATCTGTCACTTTGATTAGGCGCATGATATCATCATCTTTTAAATGATCCGGATCTTTGATGGTATCACCTGTACCATCATACGCATCCCATATCTTATAGCTCATACCTACAGCATCACAAGAGTCTGCACACCGTTTAGCATACTTCTCAGACGTCTCATTACCTTTTATCGTTATGATATAAGAGTTTTCAACTTGAATGTCATTACTATAAAATAAATTAATCATTTACTTGGTTAACTATATTCTCTATGGCTTCCTCAAACTCTTTGTCATCGATACGACCTGGTTTATATACTTGAATCAATAACATCATAGACGTCGCCACGTTATTGAGATGATTCAATGCATATGTTATGCCTTCTTGGTCGATCTCTTTATTCTTGATCTTTTCAATGAATGGTTCAGTATAAACAAATTGAGACTCAACTACTTCTATATCAATATCATGCTCATATGATATCAAAGACTCGGTACTCTTATTCTTAATAAGATTTAAAGTCTTTTGTTTATCAAACATCTCAAAGAAAGCTCGTGTCAATACATGCTTATGAGTTGGATCACTCAATGCATTGTCAGACCTCCAATGAGGCACTTGAATCTCCCATAAAGCTCCGTGTGCACTGACCCTATACATCTCTTTGATGATACGTATTAAATCAGTCTTATCATTACCTAAGTGTTCTATTATATCTTTAAGCGCGATATGAGTTATATCGTTGTCTTCCCATGGCCATGGAGTAACGTTCAAGTCTACTACTTCGTCTGGCTTAAATACTGGGTTCTTATCTACGTTGATGTAGCCTTTAAACTTATTGAGACCACAGCCTAAGTTAAGCTTCTTATCTTCTTTGTCTTCAACAGGCATGTCTATGTGTTTAAGCTTAAACTTCTCTTCGAGAGCTTTATATAGTTTTTGCCATGGTTGATTCCATTGACCATATATGGTTTGTCTAAATAATTTAACACACTTATAGTATGGTGAAGTGTCTGAGTGTGGAGCATCAAGCGTCCATGTATGATAAGGCAGTGCAGGAACTATGATCCACGTCTCTTTACCCATAGCTGCAGCTATGTGTGCTATAGATGTACATGAGGTGACTACTATGTCAAGGTTCATGATAGCACCCATCGTTTCTTCCCATGATGTCAAATCATGTTGTAGATCAATGATGCCTTCTGGTAAGTCTATAGTGTTGTGATCTTTTTGTAAGCTATATAGTTGTAATTCTGGATAGTTACTTAAGTTTGTGATGAACTTATCGGGAAACCTACGGAACTGTTGGTGTTCGAACTTAGGATTACCCGCCCATCTGATACCGACTTTTATCTTGTCAGACTTGAGTTTATCTTTCCATTTATTTACCATCTCTGGAAGAGCGGTTAAGTATGGATCAGATGGAAAGTCTTTGAATGTATGACCAGCTACCCAACCTGCAGAGAATCCTGGGACCCAATAGTCATGAGCTACAGTATTTGCTTGGTTTCTAAGGATGACCTTATCTACGCCTTCTATGCGTTCAAATACTGATACTATCTCAGGAGCTGCAGCTAAGTATACTGCTTTTGCTCCAAGCTTTTTAAATGAAGTGGCAAACCTTGCATGGATCATCTCATCACCGTATCCACCTTCAAGAGATATGATGATTGATTTATCTTTTATCTTGTGTATTTCAGGATTAAATATTGGAGCGTCTGTCTTTAATGGACCACTACCATATACGCTTAAGAACCTACCGCTCTCTAGTAATTGGCAACCTTTTTGATAGTCTCCTTCTTGGAGTAAGAACCATCCTCTATTAAAACAGTGTCTTAACCAGATGTCTTCTGTATTTTTACCGTTGGGATCTTTTATGCCTTTTTGACCTTGGGCTTCTAACTTATCTGAGAGTACTTTTGCGGCAGAGTGTTTGCCTTGAAGTTGCAGATCAAGCATCTCATCAATTTCATGTTTCATACTTACTCCTAATATAACATAATAATATTATACAATAATAACGAATTAAATGACAATTATTTTAAAGCTAAGACGTGTCTGACTCCAGCTGAGACGGATGTCCAAGAAGACGTTCCTATCTGTACAGGGCTATATTGATTTGATGTATTAATGTTCTGACCCAATTGGCCGAAGGTATTACTACCCCAAGTGTATAGTAATCCTGTAGAAGATATCTTACCAGCAGATATATCGTTTCCAGCGTATACTGCAGACCATGCAAGTGAACCTATCTGAATTGGAGAAGACTTGCCGCCTTCACCTCCACCTACTTGTACTGGGGATGACTTACTAGTTGCAGTTTGTCCATCTCCCATCAATCCATTTGCAGCGTCTCCCCATGTATATAGAGATCCTGAAGTAGTAGATAATGCCGCAGTACCACTCGAGCTAGTCCCACCAGCTCCTATTTTACCAACTACTAATCCAGAAGCAATTGCTACAGGAGAAGAGTATGCCGTAATAGAAGCCCATCCCGCAGTATTTGTAGCAGGTCCCCATGCGAATAATTGTCCATCAGTCCTCACTGCAAAACCATTGCTAATTCCTAAAGATACTTGAGACCATGATGAAGTACCTATCTGTACTGGTGAAGACCTATGAACTAAACCACCGTCTGGTATTAAACCAGCTCCTGAGATGCCATTATAACCCCATGTAAATAGAGCTCCGTCAGTTCTTATAGCTGCAGCTG